TTACTTATTAACCCAACCTGTAGCATTTGTGTTGCTTTCCTTTATATAAAGTACTGTATTTCCACCTCCATCAGAACGAGTGTAAATAGAACCAACTGGTGCTCCAACTCCGCTAGATGTTGGGTTGCCTTCTTGCCCAAATATCACAAGTGAGCTTTTATCTGTAGCTTGATTATTCTGTGTGGCTGATGTTCCAAATGAAACATTCCCTATAAATGACACGCTCTTACAGCTTGATGTAGCAAATATACCAACTGATGGTTTATTATTTGCAACGCCATCACGAATTTGATTTGAACTAACAATTACATTTTCTGCACCAGAGTCAATTCGTATGCCATTATGGTTATTATCTGCGGTAGAAACCCCAACTATAATGTTTGATTGAATAGTAACATTTGAATATTTACCATTAATATGAATCCCATGCAGGGAAATATTTCTAAAGATGTTGCTAGAAATTACAACATCATGCGAAAAACCAGACCCTATAAATTCTTCTGCATTAGTTTCAGAAATCCATAAAGAACTTGATGTTCCTGAATCGTATTCATTATTAGAGATGATTGATTTGTTAATAAAATCACCTTTGAAAAAACCGATTCCGCCTCTTGCTGTGTTTCCAGTGACAGTTAGTCCTGAAACCCATCTTGCGTCTACTGCATATGATTGAGACTCTGTAATAAACATGGAATTGTTGGATATTACGATATCTTCATGAAATGCATCTGATGTATCTGTATATGGATATGTAGGTGCAGCCAGAAGAATCGGGGATCTAACGCCTTCAAAATAATTGCCAACAATGCGCCCCCTCCTTGCCCCCTGTGGTTTTGATGATGATGGGAATGGGGTTACATGAACTCCTCGCGCGGTACTGTTATAGAAAGAGCATCCGCTAACCACCCAATCATACCAGTTGAAAACCCTTACCCCGGCAAAGAGCATTCCATCGAACCTGCAGTTTATGACCCTTATATTTTTGTCCTGATTCCCATATGAATTAGCATGGTTCCCAACCCCCACCCCCCACGCCCCAAACCCAGTGGTGGTATTTTGTGGATTTGAACCAAAATAACAGTTATCAACAAGAACATTGATGTTTGGGTAATAATCGCCAAGAGATTCAATCCCCGGATCTAACTGGATCGCTTCTGAATAATTTCGGTTGGAAAGTGGTTTGAAGCCAAGAAACTTACAGTCTCTTATAATCACCCCTTGCCCGTCAGCAATATCTACAGCATGAAAATCGACTACATCAAGAAATGTTACTCCAACAATAGAAAGATTTCTTGGTGAGGAGGCTGCAATGATGTCAAAAGGATCTGTAGGGTGGTCTTGTCCTCCTCCATCTAGTATTCCGCCTGTTATTTTAATGTTAGTGCCAGTATTAGGGCTTATTCTCAGCATGACGTCATTAGAAAAATTACGTTTAATGGTTACGCCATCAGTCATCTTTAGGTGAGTATTTGATTTTATTTGCAACTCAGAAAGCAAAGTATATATGCCTGGTAGTGAAAACTGTAGTGTACCTCCTCCAATGCTATATATTGCATCTAGCGCAAATTGCAGAGCTACTTTATTGTCAGCATTCGATGGATGAGCACCGAAGTCAAGAACATCAATGATTTGTTGGTTCTTTTGGTGTTGAGTTTGATTTGCTGCTCCGGGGAATGGTTGTTTCACCGACACTAATTCATCCCCATCACCATCATCAAAGGATGCCAACCTCTTCTGAAACTGATCAGGGTCATACTTCAGCACATTAGGAAAATAAAACTGCTGCGCACCATATGCATCATAAACAGCCATAGAATGGCCCTGTACAGTAACGAATTTGGCAATCTGTCCGTTATATACAGGGTAACCAGCAGCGTTAATGATGATTGGTTGCGAAACAGGAACGTGAGAACCATCTTCGTTCTCTACATAAACTTGAATCTGGTTTTCAGGATTTACCGGGTCAGTGTCAATTTTACCGATATAAATTTTGCCATTGGCTACGGCTTTAAAAGAACGCGCCATAGTGAAGAGTTGCGAAGGCATACTCACTACAACATTGGCATTTATCGAATCTGTCATTTAATTTGCTCCAGATACAAGGAATCGCCGCAGCATGGCTACGGTGAGTTTTTTGTGATAAAACAACTTTTTCGGAAGTTATTTTGTTCGCTTTTCGACCTACACTTTTTGTGTAGGTCTCTCCTTCAAGCTCATTGCCTAAGTGTGGCTACGGTGAATTTTGGGCATAAAAAACCCAGCCGAAGCTGGGTCGTTGCGTTGGTTATCTGTCAGTAGTTATGTACTGAAGGAGGTAATTCTTTATTCTTAAGTCTCATCCATGCGGAAAGATTCGTTGGTCCGTCTGGCTCATTGATATCAACATCTCGTGTGTGATTGATTAAAACGTCTCTCGCCATTCCGATAACATACGAGAACTCATGACCGTAGTCGTAGCATCTGCCGGAATAGTTCGATTGAATTTGTTTTAATGCCGGATACAGTTCGCGGAATAATGCCTGTGAACGGTTAGCATAATCCCATAGCCATACAAGGCTGTTTGCTTCTTTTGCGGAAAGCTCGTTGGTTTTCTTCTCTTGTTTGCCGATGAATTCGCCTTCAAGCACTACCCTGTGGATGTACTCTACGGCTTGCGGTATCTGAGACGCATCAAGCTCTTCAATACTTTCCACATTGAAACGCTGATGAATCATTGCATAAGCTTCTGGGTACATTAGATGCTTTTTGCTGACCAGCATATTTACAGCATCACGAAGCGGAGTCCTGTCATCAACAGATGTTTTCTTACGTGCATTTTCTGCCTTTCCCTTTGTCCAGTAGTCATGCAGCACGGTAAAGCATTCTTCCTGGTACTGAATCAGTTTATCGCGGATGTCATCACGAACTTTCTCAGGGTTGATGCTGAACAGCCATCCATTTAACTTCTTCAAAGGAAGGCAGAGTAGCTTACGAAGCTTTCCATCAGCAGCAACCATATTCATATGAATACAGTTGAACTTATCTAGTTGTTTCATAAGTTTTTGTTGCTGAGTACCCCAGCTCATTCCGAGGTTTTCAACGATTGGCTTCATCGCAACATATGCAACTCCGGCAGCCATGGCGGTGATAATTTGCTGACCGTTGAATGGCACGTAAGAGGTGTTCACTGCTTCTAAAATTGCTATACTATTCATGTTGGTTTTTCTCCAAGGATTTACCGACAACCGAAGCCCTGACTGTTACCGCAGTTGGGGCTTCAACTTTTCACTTCTTTAAAGTGCCTACCTTCTACAGTTGCTCTGAGATAAAAATTCTTATCTTTACCGTTTAGTGCTTCCCAAGCATCAACAATGCACTTATTACAGATGTGGACTTCTCGATAACCAATAGCTTTCCTGTCAATATTAGTGAACATAACAGCTTCTTTATCTGTCAATGTGGATGCATGACAGAAGTCGCAATCTATATAAGATACCTTCATACCGTTATCCCCTCTCTCTTCAGGCTGTCCATCACTCGCTTGTAAATCTCAGAGTTAACAGATCGCCCGTTCTCTTCCGCCACCTTACGCACCAAATCCAATACTTCTTTAGGCCACCGCAAATTGAACTGCGGCATTTTGCTCATTCCTTTCATATTCACCTCACAATATAGGTCCACCGTGGACCTATTGAGAATATAGTAGAGTGCTTCTATCATGTCAATACACTAACTTGGGGTGATGGCATGGCTAGAGACGATCCGCACTTTAACTTCCGTATGCCTTTGGAAGTAAGAGAAAAATTGAAATTAAGAGCAGAGGCTAACGGAAGGTCAATGAACTCTGAGTTATTACAAATCGTTCAGGATGCTCTCTCAAAGCCATCATCAATTGTAGGCTATCGAGACGAAGCTGAGCGAGTCGCGGATGAGCAATCTAACGTTGTTAAGAAGATGGTCTTTGAAACGCTGAAAAATATTTATAGCAAAAGTAAGTTATAGGCTTATGACGTACAGTTAACCATATCGATATTGGCTCGCGTGATGACAAATGAAAAAAAGCAATGGACTCACATTAAAACTTGACGGAACCACCCCTGGCCAGCTGTCAATGGCTAAGTTGGTCAAGTATATGTCTGCTCTCGTAGATCTATACGGTTCTGCAGATTCTGTTCACTTCGACTGTGTAAGTGAAGGATCGGCTGACTTAAATGCATGGGTCGATAATGATATTTGTTATAACGCTGTCATAGCAAGGGCCTCTCTCTCAGCCAAAGAGAAATCACCCGCGTATCAAAAAATTGTTAATTTACTGGAACATGATGGTTTTTCAGCGAAACTACTCGGACGAAACCACTCAACCATTATCGCATTCCCGCGAGTAAAAAAGGAGCCAATCCCTTTACTCATAACAAAAACGTCAGAAGTTCAAGGAAGGCTATACAGTGTTGGTGGAAAAGACAACTCAATACCTGTGCGTATTGAGGGAGCCAACGGTGAAACATTCAAGTGCGAGGCAACCCCTGATTTGGCGGCAGCTCTTGGGTCCCATCTATTCAAATATATTAGAGTTAAAGGAGATGGGTGCTGGGAAAAAAAGAACAACAAATGGGAGCTAAAGAAACTAAAAATAACTTCATTTGTATTGCTCAAAAAATCATCACTCAAGGATGCTATTAATGCTATCAAGCAAGTTCCTGGAGATCAGTGGTCCGAGGAACGCGATGTTGATTCAATCCTTAGGACTCTGAGGAAGATAAATTGCGAGTAATTTTAGATACCAATATTCTGGTATACCTACTATCAGATATAGAACACGATTATAGATTATCTGACCCTATACTTGGTTCTGAGATTCCAGATGCCAAAAGAAGAGCAGAAGCTCTTGTTGATCGAATAGATAACAAGAACGGGACAATCATCGTTCCAACTCCTGTATTGGCGGAGTTTTTAGTTGGAATCCATAAAGATTACCAACAAGAAAAACTGAATGTTATCAAATCGTTATCGTGCTTCGAGACTGTATCATTTGATGAGTTGGCTGCTATTGAATGCGCATCGATACCAACATTAAAAGAATTAAGGAAAATTAGCACAGAAGGTACAGCAAATAAAATTAAGTTTGACAGACAAATAATAGCAATTGCAAGAGCAATTAATGCTGACGAGGTATGGACTCATGATAAGGGAGTGTTTGAGCGTTGCAAAAGTCTCAATATTCCTGTGTTCACATTGTCATCAATAGAACCAATTCCGGTTCAAAGTCTCATGGAGTTCTTACACGATTCAGACGATCAGAGATTACACTAAAATATAATTTTTATGCATCCGTGATAATTACATCCGTCACGGATACATAAAGCTATAGCCAAAAGTGGACAAACCTTTATCTCACTCCAAACCATCTGGTATCCTGCGTAAAACTAAGGAGGTTGGTGTGTTTGGTATATTAACGAGAAGCAAGATAAAAAAATTAAGGGCAGAACTCGCCGAAACACAAAAACTGGCTTCACATTTTTACAAAATGAAATACGACGCTGAAGAGCGTGCATTTGTTGAGTTATGCGATTTATCTATTCGTATGGGAGTAGAGCCAGATGTAGCGGCAAAAACCCAACAAGGCATTGATATACTTGCAGATGTTGTTTTAAACAGGCAATATGCGTTTTATCTAAACGAGAAGGCCATTCAGATTTACTCTCAAATCTTCCTCCTAGAAAAAAGAAGAGGAACTCACGATCGAGAAGAGTGGTTAAATGAAGTTGTTAAAAAATCTGGCTGGGAAGTTGTTTCATCAGAGCTACCTCTTATTTGTGCTGATTTAATCGAAGAGGCAAAAGAGCGCCTATCCGATGGCTAAACGAATCCATCCGTGGATTACTAATTACTCCCGCTCCATTCCGCTTAGCGATGCCACAATCCCACCCCTCGCTAAGCGCTGAAACTCTTCGTTTCCGACGGTATCACGTATCGCTTTTACAGCAGCTTTATTTGCCATAAATCTGCGTTCAGCCGCCGCTAATGCACCATCACTTGCCCCAACCTTAACTGCCTTTGTTGCCTCTTGAACAGCCTTTTCAATAGCGTAACGACCACTGCGGGATGCAGCTAACTTTTCTATCGTCCCTTTAGCTATAGATCCAGAAACAGCCCCCACAACACCGCCAACAATCCCTCCACCAGTGGTACCAACAATAGCCCCTGATGTTGAATTGCCTATTGCATTGAGAACTGTCATGACAGCTTTTGGCAGTCCTTGCTCAAGAGAGTTAATTGCCGGTATAGAGCGCCCAGTATGCTCTACATATCGCAGTGGTCTGGTTGCTGCTCTGGCAAGGTCGCTGTATGCCCTAGCAATCTTACCCATTTCTGGCGAGTGCTTGCTAATGGCAGTAATATTCTGCGGCGTAAGGATCGACGCTATATGGAATACGCCAGCAGACTCTGATTTACCGCCACGCACCCCTTGCGATACCGCATCTTGTAATATTGATGCAATTGCTGGAGATCGCTCAGACTCTGGCAGTGCGCCAATAATCTGATGAAACTTTCCTGTCCCACTTTTTGATGAATTTTGCAAGGCTTTAATACCATCAGTGACTAACTGATCAGTTGCAAGGTTTCTAAACGCTGCTTCAGCCTGTTCTTGTGCTGTAAATCTTGCTTTTGACAGATCATTAGCTTTTTGCCAGTCATCAAGAAAACCGCCATTTTGAGCCATTATGCGCATATCTTCCGTTGCTGCATCACGAAGCTCCGCCATGCGCCTTGCCGTATTTGCCTCACCAGACCTTATATACTTCTGCTCAGCGTCAGCAAGTTTACTTCGCCATGCCTTCATGGCATCAAACGTGATTCCTTTTTTACCAGTTTTAGCATAAGCAGATGCAAATTGTTTCATCTCAGGAGTTAGCGGCATACCAGCCAAAATATCACCCTGAATTGTAGCGTTCAGGTTTGACATTCTGGCCTTTGCGTCAGGCATCGTGGAGCGGACGCTATCCCATGCTGCCTTTTCTGAGTTCTTCATTTTATCAATACTTGCTAAAACCCTTTGTTTTATGGCTGCACTTTTTTCTGATGCAGATCCAGCCTCAGCACCAAGTTCATCAAGTGCTGAGTGGAATTTCGACTGTATTTCACTAAAAGCCCTAGTATGTGCATCCTGAACAATTCCTGGTTCGGATGCCAATATCCCTTCGGCTTGTGCAATTCCACGACTTCCAGATCGCATTCCTGGTGTTAATGCGTTTATATCAATTCCAGCAGACTCAGCCGCTTTTGCTACATCTTCGGACACATTAGCGGCCTGACTGGCAATTGACTGACGCCCAGCACCTGACTTTGCCATCCTGGAAACATCATTAGCAGAATTCAGTGCTGCACCACCAAGAGCCTGTGAAACCCTTGGAGCAATAACGCGCCCGACACCTGAAAGAACGCCTTGAGCACCAATATTGATACCACCGTTAATGGCAGCATTTTGTGCAAAGTCGCCCTCCTGATTTGCAGCATCAGCAAGAGAACCTGCAATCATGTTTCCTGCGGAACCGATATCTTCAGCGAGCTTTGCTGGCGCTCCAGCAGCTTTTGCCGCTGTGCCAATTGGCAGGAGATACCCACCAATTGTTTCACCGGCTTGCGCGTAAGGGTCTGTCGGTCGATCGACTGGACGATAGACATCATCCAAAACCTTGGGGCCACCAAGCCCCTGGCTGATTGCATTAATCAGACTTGCGCCACCCTGCAATACGTCAAATGGTATGTTTACCAGACCACGACCAGCCTGTTCTGCAATTTGCCCTGCACTTTGACCACCAGTGAGCCAGCCAGTGGCTTTTCCTACCAGAGATTGTTCTTCTGGCTGCGATTGGTTTTGAGTGGATTGATCACCAGAAGACAGCATCTGAGCAATGCGACGTGCTCCCTCAGTATCACCGGCAGCATCAGCATTCCTTAACGCCGTCATCAACTGTTCGCGACTATAGGCCATTACTGCCCTCCGAGATATTTATTAATCAAGTCATCATCAGAAAGCTGCTGTTGAGACGGTTGTATGTCCTTCCCGTATTTCTGTTGCATACGTTTCTGAGCCATCTCAGTGGTTTTTATGATTGTTTTGATAGCTGCTCTGGCTGATTTTTCAGACTGATTTGGGGACAAACTACCAATAGCATCCATTACCTTTTGCCCCTCGGCATTACTTAAAGCCCCCATCCCTTTCATCTGCTGAATGCCAGATAAGAATCCCTGAGATTTCAGTGTGTCAACCAGAGTTTCTGTATCAGCAGCCTCTGTTCCTGGAATGAATCTACTCGATAGTGGGTTTAGGTTTGTTCCGAAATATCCCGTGAATCCTGGGCTATTAAGAACTTTTGTAGCCGTCTCTATCGTTCTGGAGAGATTATCCATTCCAGAGTTGTACGCATCGGCCTTATCTCGCTTTGCCTGCTCCATAGCTTGCTGATTCTGCAATCTCTTGTCCTGCAATTCAGCAAGTTTTAAGGCATTAGTTTCATTTGCGATGAGTCTGTCGTATTTCTTGTCCTCTAATTCCATCCGACGAAGATTGACATTTTGTTGCGCAATATTGTTGCTTGCCCACCCTCTGGCATTTGTCATGTCATTATTACGGATTGTTTCGTTAATTCTTTGCTGCTCCTGCTGGCGACCAACCATCTTGTCCTGATAATCCAGCATTTTATCCGGACCAACAGCCCCTAGCGTCATAGTAGTCAGCATGTGTGATAGCTGCTCTGGATTCTGGATACCTGTCTGAATCATCCAGTCAGCATTCGCCCCCACGCGATTTAACCTGTCCTTGTTGTCAGTAATGAATTTACTGTAGGCTTCCGGTCCCTGAGAAAGAGCGACGTTAGCCCTCATGGCTAAATCGCCCATATCGTTGCGTTGCTGATCATTAAGACCGGAAAACGCCTGTTGTGCCTGTGCAACAAACGCTGGATTTTCCTGGGCAAACTTAAATAGTCCCGATGGATCACCAGAAGCCCATGCATCAGCGTGAACCTTATTGAACGCACTAATAGCTTTCTGTTGCTGTTCCTGCTTATAAATATCAGCAACTCCAGCCAGACCACGTAACGCGGTCAGACCAACGTTATTTGCACCTGATCGAGCCAGTTCATTGTTTTCGCGGATCAGACCAAGCGTTGCGTTAATGTCGCTTGCCTTTGGCGCATTCTCGTTTTGCGCACCAATGCCAGCCAGAAAACCACCAGAATTAATACCCTGTTGCCACGTAGCCATTGATTACCCCTTAAAACAACGAGCCAAGCAGACCAAGACCAGCACCGATACCAGCACCCCACGGAGTTGATAGCTCGAGAGCACTGGCTATGCCACCACCCAAAAGCGCACCGGATGCAGCACCACTAACCCCCTGCTGCAATGCTGACGGTCGGTTGGCGTTTGCCGCAGCCAGCGCCGCGCTTTGCTGTGAAATCTGACTCATGTTGTTGGCATATGTTTGCCCGGCGTTTGCCTGCCCCTGAAGAGCGCCAAGACCGATATTTGCCAGGTTGTTGTAATTGTTCATTTGTCCAGATAGCCATTGCTGACCAAGCGTTGGTGCGATTGTTGCTAACTGATTACTTGTTGCGGTGGAACCCAATCCACCTGTTGCTTCCGCTGCCGCCAGACTCTGATAACGAGCCTGCCCTGCAAGGTCTTTATACTGCTGAGAGTTGTAATACTGGTTAAGTGCCTGACCTTGCCCCTCCAGAGACGATAAGTTCTCGAGGCTGCCGACATACTTCTCAGCCAGAGGAGTAAACGGCTTCAGGTTGTTCATGATGGTGTTGAACTGCTGATTTTGCAGGTCTGCGGCATACTTCTGGGCTTCTGCTGCATACTTTGCGCTTTTATCAGAGCTACCACCTTTCCCGCCTTTTTCAGGGCAATAAGGTTCCTCGCCGCGCAGTTTTCTGCCCAGCTTAAATGCATATAACATGGCTATCTCCCGTGATTCAGGAAGTCGATTAGTTCTTCGCGTGTGGCGCTGTAAAACGTCACGTCATCCACGCCTTTGAAGTATTTCTTGATGGTTCCTACACGATTAAGGCCAATCATTGCGCAGTACATCTGCCCGTGGCGGAATTTGCGTGCAGCGAACGATGTGACGCACTGAACGGTGGTGTTAGTCAGAATGTATCGCCAGAACGCCAGCCCGATTTCCTTGCTGAAGCCGCGAATCTCTGGCAGGTACATGGCGTGGCAATCAAAGGTTAGCGGCTGAATCTCCTGATAGTAAACAATTCCGCCGAACTGCCCGTGCACGTTCACCTCAAAGTAACGGCATTCAGGTTTGTAGTCGTATCCATCACCGTTGTTGCTCCCGGCGATAATGTCATGGTGATTTCCGACTGCTTCGATCAGGTCGATGTTTCGCGTTGGTTTGAATGTAATCATCAGTCAATCAGCCCATGTAATCTAAGTGCCGTTTCAAGCGCCAGAATACGCTGCCGCGCCTGCTGCAAACCTGTAGCGAGAGCCGCGACTTCGGATTGTGTGTACGTAGTGCCAACCGTGTATGACTGGTTAGCGTTGAATGAGCCAAGAAGAGGTGTACCTGTGGCTGCAGTCCATCCGGTATTTCTTGCTCCAACAACCTGAATTCCATCAACTGAATATGATGTTTTTACATCCAGCGGTGACGCAAGAGACTGCGATTCGGTTACAGTTTTCGATACGTAATCACTCTTAATGTCAGATACATTGCTTTCTACGCCATCCAGTCTTTGGTCAACAGTGACCAGATGCGCCTGAATATCGATAACCTCATCAAGCAAGTAATCAACATCGCTACGCAGTACGACTATCTTCCCTTCGGCGGTTGTTAACCTGACCTCAAGGAGATTTATCGCTTTTGTGTTTGCGGTGATTCTTGCATCGTGATCTGCCAGTTCGACGTCCTGTTCATCGTTTTTTACCTGAGCATCGTAAGCGCCCTGACCAGCCTGATTTGCCTTCCCGGCAATTGCGCCAACATCAGCACCCTGATTTATGACATACAGCAGGTAAGACTGGCTGAATATATTGCGTGGCAAAATTGAAGCATCAAGGCGCGTAGCCTGAACCGCGACAGGATTATTCAGTGATGAATCCGCCATTACTCAATCCTTATCTGGCAGCCAGACAGAGTGACAGGTGACTTCGTGATAACGCGCAATTTGAAGCCGACATTTTTCCTGATTCGCCCGACACGCTTCCACAAAACGCGTTTGTCGTAAACGAACGGTTCATTCTGCTCAATCATCTGCTCACGACCGTAATTGATGCCGTCAGTGGTTGCAGAGAGGAACAGGCGGTCAGCGTACTGAGCGACACCCGTCGATGATTCAACTTCAAGATCGAAGCATCTGGCGTTATCTGCTTTGAAGAGTGGAGTAAACAGCAGGTGTTCTTGCTGTAGCCCATACTGGCTGCTGATATCGAACTGCAATTTCCCGGTCACGGACTCCAGCTTATCGCCGCACGTTATCTGATTGCCTTCGTAAATGAAGTCAATAGCGCGGTACACATCGTCATACAGGCCTGTTTTCAGCACACACCATTGCGGACCATTGGCGCTTGAAGATGCGTCGTACACCAGAACATGGCGCGGAAGATGGATAATCAGCAGCTCATGCGCATCAAATCGCAGAGACTCCATCACGCCATCAGCCAGTTCATCAGCAGTGTAGGAGCGTAGTATTTTCTCAATGCTCGCGCTGGCGATTGGTGATACCTGACCGGAGCCGATGATGTACACAGACGGCGCACCCGTTGCCGGGTTGCTGATGAAAGCATAGGAATCAGCAAACGGCGTTTTGCAGTAAGTCCCGGCGATGCCTTTTTGCACCATCAGCGATGGCTGTGCGACATACAAAGCAGCACCAACAGTGGTTGCACCAGTCAGGGAGAAATATTCAATCGTCGATGAACCAAAGCAGACGATGAAGTCTCGCCATGTTCCGATGCCGATGATACCGTCAGGCTGAGACTCGGCACGATATTGTGCACTGTAACGGTCAGGATGCGATTCGTCTTCAAGGTCAGTGATAAACCATGAATCCGTGCCGTCTTTTGACCACGCATAACGCCCACGTAAGCGTGTAATGTCACGAACAGAACCTAACTCATACTGTGTGAATCCGCTGTCTGTAGGCCAGTTTGAGACGGTTTTAACCGTGCCATCATAGCGATACTCGACCAGTTGACCATTAACGCCTACCGCCTGTGATGTCCGACCATGCGCCATTGATACGCGACCACTTCCGGCAACATCACCGACTTCACTTTCTCCTTTGTACAGCTTTCCACCACACACGCGATAAACAGCATTCTGCGCCATGTTGTACTCGACGCCTCGCGATACTCCGTTCACATCAGAACGTTTGGCAATGCCCGGGAATGAACGAAGATATCCGCTGCTGTTAAGGATTTCTTTGGGTGTAGCCAACATATTCACTGGCAGATAGTCGATATAGTCGGCGTTTCGGAAATCTTTGCCGACACCTTTCATAAGCGGAAGTTGCTGAATCGGCATTTATTCACCTCACGTACTCGGATCATCTTTCTCGATGTAAAACCGATTCCACGTAAACGCGCTTTTGTTACCACTACCGCGAGGCATGTCATTTCGTCGCTCAAGTGGTGGTATTTTTGTTAAAGCGATACAGATTGTCTGATATGCACTGTCAGCAGCGGTCAGGAGAGCATCCGACGGCTGAATGACGTTATCCATGCACACCTGCACAGCGAGCTTCAAAGCGACGCCATCATTTGCCCATGCAGGGATACCTGAATCATCGTCAGGTAACGGCATGATGCCGTTTTCTGTATCAGCAAACTGATATCCAAGCTCGATACCTTTCGCCTGCCATGCTGCCATCATGTCTTCGAGGTCATTAATGGCATCTTCAATTGCCTGAGGGTCGGCATCTGTCAACGTGGCATTGGAATACAGCCCGGCTTTTCGTAAAGCCTTAAGAACGAGATCACCCTTCGTTTTCGCCATCTTCTTCCGCCTTAGCCACTTTTTGCTTCGTTGCGGTTTCTTCAGGAGTTTTTACCCAGCCTTTTTTCAGGTGAGATTTAACTTCTTCGTCATCAACAATGATGTAATCGACAGCAAACTGACCACAGGTGATCATGTTGCCCGGCTTATAGAGCATTGTTCGTGCCATTGTCTTCTCCCAATAAAAATGGGGCCGAAGCCCCACCAAAATTACTGCCCGGCAATAACGATGCCCGTATATTCAGGAACAAGTACAGAGCAACCGTACAGAGTGGTGAAACGAGCAGTGGTTACGCCTTTGATGTGGTCGAAGGCATAAGACATGATCAGCGTAGCGCCCTGCTCGGTGGTTGCTGTCATTACCTGTGGACCCTGACCAGTCGGGAACGCCAGTTTGCCGTACATCAGTTCAACAGAACCATCAGCCCAGAACAGGTTAGCCGGTGCGGCATTTTTGTTGAGAATGGTGATTGCTGCGCTACTTGCCGCATTAGCATCAACGTTTGCATATGGACGGCTGGCGACATCCGCGTTGTCAGGCGGCAGAATTTTCGGGGATATAGTTACTGTCGTTCCGCTAACTGCCAGAACGCGGAATACCTGCGGCTGCCCGGTGGTATCTTTGGTGATCTGGTGTACGGAATTCACCCCTGCGATGGTAAACGCATCGCCAACCTGCAAACCTTCAGCAGATACCGTAATGGTCCCCTGTCGGTTATCCACTGGCATATCGTTAGCATCTTTCGCTTCAACCTTGTGCGCAGGTGCTGCTGCCAGCGTAATGGAAGTTGCTGTACCCTTCGGAACACGACCGGAAATATCGGTCTTGTAGCTATCGAAGGACGCAACCGGAGGGATCTGCGCTTTTTCGTATGCTGTCAGGGTTGCGCCCTGAGCATAAGCACGGTGACCAAGCTCGCCAGCAAGGTCTTTATAGTTGAAGGGGTTCCAGAAAGAGCGGCGGTTGATACCCTGTGGTACACCAATCGCCGTCATGGTGGCATCAATACCTGCCGCACAGTTCCACAAATCACGGCCCTGTGAACCAGTGGTTGAGTCAGCCATTGTGATCACGTTAGTAGCACGCTGCGTGACCATGGAAATCAGATCAGAGTCAATCTGTGCAGCAAGGCGCATACCTGCGGCGCGACCAGCTTCAGTTTTATGTTCCGGGTCACGCATTTCACGCGCATCCAGAGTGTACAGAATGTTTTTCGGCTCCTTGAACACTGAAGGAACAAGGCGCTGAACCAGTGCTGTTGGCGTTTTGCCGCTGAGATCGAGGCCTTCCTCAATGTTCATGTGGTAATGCTGCGGACGATACAGAACATCACCTGCTCGCTGCATTGCTGTATCACCGGGACGGAATTTTTTAGCGTTACGGGAAACTACGCAGGCGGCCTCAAAGCCTTCAACGTAGTTTTCGAACATGATTTCAAGGTCTTTTGCTAATTGGTTAGACATGCTTAATGCTCCGATAGGTTATTTTTTTGCCTTTTTAGCGGCGAAATACGGCGTCCAGTCACCAGTTTCCAGCGCCTTGGCTTTCAATTTGTCGAGGTTGTTGATTACTGCGCCGTTGCTCCCCTTAACTGTCGGGGTTGTGGCTGCCGTGGTTTTTGCTTTTGGCATGATTCTGGCCTTAGATTCGATACGTTCCAGCAGACGACCAATTGCTACGGGGTTGGTAGCTTCTGCCAGTTGCTTGCGCAGTTCAGCGTTGCGACCAAGCGCCAGAACAACGATTTCCGGCTTCTCTGACTCAAACAGGATCGCGTTTTGTGTCTCGATGGGGATTTCCTCGAGTACGGCCTGTTCTGCTTCCTGATAGCCAGGAACCTTGAGAGCCTTAACACGTTGCTGATATTTGGATAATCGCTCTTGATAAGCAGCCTGAAGCTCCTGCTCCTTCTGCTTGCGAGCCATCTCCTGTTGCTGGTACTTGCCGTTATCCTCTGCCCACTTAGCCATGCGTTGCTGGTAGATTTCTTCATCGAAACCGATGTCCTCATCGTCCAGTTTTGGCATTCGCGGTGGTTGAGTGATTACCGGCTGCTGCTCGACGGGTTTCTGAGACTGACGCATCAGCTCTTTCAGCTCGCGGTCTTTCTCTTTAATCGTCTTGCGCAGGTGTTTTACCAGTCCATGCTCTGCGCCATCTTCGCTGGTTGGCGAATCCAGCTTTTCGTCACCAAAGTAGAATTCCTGTTCTGATTCGTCGTCATCAGTTTCAGTAGCTTCCTCTGCATCATTGCCGGAGGACTCACTGCCATCTTCTGTTTCGACTTCTTCAGCCAGTTCGACATCATCAGGAATCTGCTCTGACGCGTCGGTTTCGATTTCAACTTCTGGTGTGTTTTCTGCCATCTGGTCCATTTGTTACCCCTGTTTACTCGATGTTCAGCCCATCGGAAGGCAATAGGGTGCCAGGCCTCATAAAGACAGCCATTGCACGTTATGGGTTAATTACTGCTGTGGTTGTTGCTGAGTTGGTTTTTGCAGGATGCTGCTGATGTCCATGCGCTGCGCATGGCCCTGTGCCTGACTTTTCAGGACAAGCTCTGCATCAGCACGGGCATTGTCTCCTTGCTGTTGCTGGAACTGTCCGAGCAGTTTCAGAGCCTCGCGGATATCAGATTTCTGCTGGCTATCGGCAGATGCGAGGATTTTCACAACATTTGCCGCTGCAACCTGAGCATCAGTCTGTGCCTGGAATGCTTTAACCTGAATGGCTGCCTGTTCGTTCTGCGCTTTCTGCAATTCAGCCTGACCAGCAAGAAGCTGACCTTGCGCAGCAACCATAGCCGGATCTGGCTGACTGGCCTGTTGTTGTTTCGCCTGCTCAACCATTTGCTGCTCTTCTGGCGTTCTCGGCTTGATAACGCCAGACAGAAGCAACTGATTGCGGTTGTATTCTTTCAGGTCGTCCATCCCTTCGCCGTCCATATTGTCGAGAATCATCGACGATACAAGGTCGTGCTTCGGCGTTCCTGGTGGGATAAGTGCCAGCATGGAAAGTAACGACTTAACCGTTGCATCACGGCGAGTAGCGAACGACTGACCGACATCGACAGTCACTTCATAGTTACCCTGCGAAAGGTCGTTAAGCGCGATAACCTGCCCTGTCTGACGGTCAACCACTTCACCAGTCATCAGCGCCACGTCATCGCTGCCGTCCTCATTAACGATACGCATCGGCGTATCACTGCCATAGACCTCACGCGCCATAGAAAGCCACACAACGCCAGCGCGGCGCATGGATTTAGCCATGTTGTCCATGTAGATATAGGACTGCGTGTCCATCCGGTTAAAAATGCTATCAACGGTATCGGTGGCGACGTTGCTCGGCATGTTCTCAAGCTGCGACGCACCTGTAATTTGCTGAATAGCCGTTCCGGTGTACTGCAATAGCCCGGCAAGAGCTGGAGGCATTTGTGTCGGAGGTGTCCAGCCAGCAACCTGAGCCTCTGAAATGACCGTTCCGTTTTTGTCCTTCTTGCTGGTCATGGGAAGAACTGCAGGTCTTTTCTTATTCCTCTCTGCCCAGTGATTCATTAATGGACCGGGAATGAAATCAACATCCACGATAGGAATGCCATCACCGCCAGCCTGAGTAGCGTTATCTGCAATCATGGAAACCATCAGGTTCTCAAGACGCTGTGCATCCATCGCTTTTGCAGCGTGGCCTTCGATTCGCTCCTGATTATCAACAAATGAGCGACGCCCATATACCGGGATGAGAGGAATATGTTCACCCGGAATACGCTTCGGTTCTTCCAGCCATTCAGCGCCAGACAGAAGACCGCAATAAACGCGGCGCTTCTTCACCGTTCGCTCGCCAATCAGTTCGAATGCACCATCGGTCAGCTCGTCGACAATATCTTTGATTTGCTCTTCATCATAGATTGCCGTTTCTCCGCTAACAGGGTTGCGCCACGCCGTGAGCTTCACCTTCTCTATGCGAACTTCGTAGTAGCGTCCAACATAGATGGCATCGGGCGTTGACCAGTCATATTGAGTGCCAGTGTCATCACGAGAAAGGCTTGCCGCGATGGAATCAGGGTATTCAGCCTCGAACGCTTTAGGCGTCATGGAGAACATTTCCATAGCCCACATAGCATCAGAGCGGTCATATTGCTTGCTGTCCTGATCGAAGAAGACGCATGTCGCTGGGTCGTAAACAGGAAGAAGACTGATGCGTCGCTGCTCGTTACTCGGATCCATTTCATCTTCGTAATCGGCACACATGCGGAAACAACCGAATCCGCCCGTTACAGCATCATCAAATGCGTTATCACACGCTTCGCCACCGGATGTTTCCTGATAGTCAGCGCGGAATTTGCCGTTCATCTTTTCGGCTAACGCTTCCGATGCCTTATCGTCCTTCGGCCTGAATTTAACGCTTATGCGATTCTGTCGATACTCGCCAATGATGCGATCACATTCACGGGCAATCTTATTCAGTTCAAAGCGCGGGTAATGCTCAAACCTGCCTTCATCAAATGAGTAACCAGCGTTTGTGCTGCCTTCCCACTGTGCGCCGGACACCCGTACGAAACGTTGAGCCTCAATAATCTGCTCACGCATATCCTGCGTTGCTGACCAGGCATTATCAAAGTTGCACAGCACCTTGCGATGCCAGTCAGTCATCTTTTTTTCTGCCATATCAACCTACACCACAAGGAATTGAGTAACTGGAATAGTCGGTTTGCGCAGCCGACTCCGGGCAATGCATACACATCATCAGCGCATCAGCCAGGTTAGGAGATGGAATACCGAGCTTCTGCTTCATTTCGACCTTAGTCATAAGCTCCAGCTTCCCGTTGTTATTGAATTTGCGCTGAATCTGCGTCAGTTCTGCAAACAGCTTCTCCAGCATCTTCTCGTCTATCGCTTCTTTGTCGAAACTCAGCATGTCGTCGGGGTCTGCATACTCACCGTGGGCAACCGCCCGATATGTCAGATACAGCCTGTCAGCCAGCGCGTAATAGAATTGCGCTCGCTTATTGCGGAATACATCGCCAATAGTGCGAACGTTGTCGCCCTGTACGACTTCATCAGCCCATGCTCCGGCCTGATACGGAGCATCTTCATCGAATGGCGATTCGCTGCCCTTGAACATCGTGGCGGTGATTTTCTTGCCGGAGAACGCTTCCGCTGTCTGTCTGCGTAGCCCGGCACCAACACCATCACCATCCCACAGGTAATGGTCAGCACCGTCTTCAATCGCCAGCGAAGTTGCCCAGTCAGCACCTTCATTGATGTCCATCAGCAGACCTTCGGCAATGCGCTTAACAACCGAACCGTGACGCGATGCATAACCTTTAGCATCCGGCCCTGTATCTGACGGGTCATGCGCAGAGACAACAGCGCCTTTCGCTTTCCATCCGAGTTTCTTGTGCGCATCGGTTGCGGCTTCAAGCCATTCACGTTTGATGATTGCCATATCACTTGCGCTTACTGGCTCACCAAGCCAGATGTGACGATACAGTGTCGGGTTTCTGCGTTTACACTCTTCCATCTCCAGACGGAGAACTTCAGGAAAGTGCGGGTTGTCGGTGTAGTTCACCGTCAGCAGACAAATATCATCAGGAGGATTTACGACGAATCGCTGATAGGTATCGTCGAGGATGTTTTTCGGGTTAAAGCTCACCCATATTTCGGAAAACGGCTTGCGGATGGTTGGTATCAGGATATCCCATGATTCCTTCGTTACCGCTTCCGCTTCTTCCACCCAGCAGATATCAATGCCTTCGAGCGATTTAATCTTCGTCGGGTTGTTTTTTATGCCGTAGAACATGAATTCAGCATTCGTTCCGAGATGACGAATCATTGAACGCTGAATTTCAAACTCAGCCGAATACCCTTCCCGCTCTATGGTGTCTTCAAGCAACCGGATTACCGAATCGCTGATACTGTTTTGCAGTTCACGAGCGCAGAGAATACGCACAGGCTGCCGACGCGCCGCTTCAACAAGCAGCCTCGCAATTGCCCATGATTTACCGCTACCTCGACCGCCTTTGGCGACTTTGTAGCGATGCGCCTCAATGAACGGTTCAAAGATAGGATTAATCGAGGTCATTTTCCGAATAGAGTGCTCATCGGTGATGTTTCAATCTGGATTGCGCCGCCGTCTTTGCCTGTTAGCTCGTGATCAACCTTGTCGCGCCATTTATCCTTCTGTCGGTTCTTAAGCCAGAAGATGGCAGCGGTTGTATCAGGCGGGTAATACTTCTCAAGCGGAGTTTCGACAATTCTGTTTTCAATAACACGAATATCGATGTCTGGAGCCACGAAGCCCATAGCTCGTTGATAAAGACGATCACTAACTTCTGCATCAGCGACGGCCTTACCCTTTTTTATGGACTCCGAAAACTTAGGATAATCAAGCTTCCACTTGTTAATAGTTGACTCACTGACTTCGAAGAAATCAGCAAGCTCTGCATCGGTGTAGCCCAGCAAGCACAGTTTGCGTGCCTGTTCGGCATACGCCTCTTGATACTTTGTTGGGCGCGCCATGTTTATGCTCCGGTAGTAAACAGGTCTAACGCTTCCTTCGATTTACGCACCGCTTCGATTGTACGGGTCGTGATATCTGAATTAGCGCCACCTGACTGGAAGTGAATTTTGAATAGCTCAAGCTTCAGTTCGTCAGTGCCAATGAACTGAAATGCTTCCTCTGCAGCTGCGTTCTGGTTCATGACCAGTTTGTAAATCTCTAACTGGAATTTCTGTTCTTCAGTCATGGGAATAATCTCTGCCATTGTTGGCTCCGTTTATCCGTTAAAAGGGATATCAGTTAAGTTATCCCGTGTAGGGTATAAGCCATTGTCGAGACCACTCATTGAATGGTCTCTGCAATAACCGATGTCTTTCCATCAGTCCGCCACCACAAAGAATCTTTTTTGCCACAAGGCTGGAGGTTCATCTTTCAGTGGCTGCCAGTGTTATTTCCCCACTTACTGGCTTGGGTTGTTTCGTGGTACTGCCGTTAATTGGTGAGTCCGGGGATTACGGTTTGCCCGTGCTGTTCAAGGCGTTCAATTCTCGCCAGTAGCTGAGGCTTCTTAATTTTTCCCCAGCGATTAAGCAGGCGGCCTGACATGCTGGCAACATCCTTCTCTTTCATGTACTCCAGCATTACGGCATTTCTCTCTTCTTCAAATTGACGATGACCAACCTGAAGCATGGCGTACATCCAGTTGAATGCGTTGATGTAAGCAATTTTGATCCGCATTGCTTCTTTTTTGGTGTAGGACATAACCAAAAGCATCAACCCATCCTTACGTAGCCGATAGAATTTTTGTGGCTTACCATTCTGTAACTCATTGTTTTTATAGCAAACCTCAAAATTGAGTTTTGTATCAAACTCTTCAGGACAAGCAGCGATAGTTCTTTCTACATCACGCACAACGTTGTCATGTCGCTTACGAAATGCTTTCGCCACCATAAATGAATCGGTGACAGGGTCATTGTTGGTAATAAAAACCAGTTCTTTGAAATCAATGCCGTCAACGATAGTTGGATAATTCATCGGTGATTACCTTTTAGTGATGAACCTTGTCACACAGGATTCCGGCCCACAGAAAGGCACCGATCACCAAACCGGCATCCTCAAGGGTCATCCTGAAAGGTTCTGTGTTCATAAATCGCGCGTGTGAAGCGCGTTTACTGCGGACATAAAAAAGCCCCGCATCGCGAGGCTCATTAAATGGACTTTGTGATTTGCAAAAAAATTATTTCAGGCACTGAGTCCTGATGTATTCCTGCAGGTAGTCAACCTGCGCGGTTATCCTGTCGATTCCACTTCGGAGACGGTAATAATTGAGTTCAGCATCTGCTGTAAGTCCTGGACTTTCTCCATCGCCCATGCCGCTGGCTCCGGTCGTTGACTTTGCACAGGTGGCGGCGACTTGCAGGCGCTTACGCCCAGCAGAAACATCAGCACGGAGACTTTCGATAGTCGCGTTAGCATCAGCAAGCTCCTTTGTGTATCTGGCGTCAAGTTCTGCTACATCACGTTGACGCTTCTGCATGTCAGCGATTGTGGATGCGGCCTTATCGCGCTGCTCTTTGTAGGCGATGGCGTTATCACGGTAGTGATTAACAGCCCATGACAGGCAAACGATGATGCAGATAACCAGAGCGGAGATAATCGCGGTTACTCTGCTCATACCTCAATCTCTCTTACCGTTCCGCCAGCTTCTTTGAATTTTGCAATCAGGCTGTCAGCCTTATGCTCGAACTGACCATAACCAGCCCCCGGCAGTGAAGCCCAGATATTGCTGCAACGGTCGATTGCCTGACGGATATCACCGCGATCAATCATCGGTAAAGCGCCACGTTCCTTAATCTGTTGCAGCGCCACAGCGTCCTGACTTTTCGGAGAGAAGTCTTTCAGACCAAGCTGCTTACGGTAGGCATCCCACCAACGGGAAAGAAGCTGGTAGCGTCCGGCGGCTGTTGATTTGAGTTTGGGGTTTAGCGTGACAAGTTTGCGAGGGTGATCTGAGTAATCAGTGAATAGCTCTCCGCCTACAATGACGTCATAACCATGATTTCTGGTTTTCTGCCGTCCGTTATCAGTTCCCTCTGACCACGCCAGCATATCGAGGAACGCCTTACGTTGATTATTGATTTCCACCATCTTCTACTCCGGCTTTTTTAGCAGCGAAGCGTTTGATAAGCGAACCAATCGAGTCAGTACCGATGTAGCCGATGAACACGCTCGTTATATAAGCGAGATTGCTACTTAGTCCGGCGAAGTCGAGAAGGTCACGAATGAACCAGGCGATAATGGCGCACATCGTTGCGTCGATTACTGTTTTTGTAAACGCACCGCCATTATATCTGCCGCGAAGGTACGCCATTGCAAACGCAAGGATTGCCCCGATGCCTTGTTCCTTTGCCGCGAGAATGGCGGCTAACAGGTCATGTTTTTCTGGCATCTTCATGTCTTACCCCCCAATAAGGGGATTTGCTCTATTTAATTAGGAATAAGGTCGATTACTGATAGAACAAATCCAGGCTACTGTGTTTAGTAATCAGATTTGTTCGTGACCGATATGCACGGGCAAAACGGCAGGAGGTTGTTAGCGCGACCTCCTGCCACCCGCTTTCACGAAGGTCATGTGTAAAAGGCCGCAGCGTAACTATTACTAATGAATTCAGGACAGACAGTGGCTACGGCTCAGTTTGGGTTGTGCTGTTGCTGGGCGGCGATGACGCCTGTACGCATTTGGTGATCCGGTTCTGCTTCCGGTATTCGCTTAATTCAGCACAACGGAAAGAGCACTGGCTAACCAGGCTCGCCGACTCTTCACGATTATCGACTCAATGCTCTTACCTGTTGTGCAAATAAAAAAAGCCACCGTTGCAACTTAAGAGTCACTAACGGCAGCTTACCCTCTAATTATGGCTAAATGGATAATTGCATGTCAAGGTTTTTAACAGCAATATGCTTAACTTTCTCAACACGTTTACGCATTTTGAAAGCATTTTGCATTGGTTGGTATAAAACAAATAATGACGCTTTCAGGATGTCGTCAATTTCGTTTCTACAGGTTGCCAGTGAAGGTTTTCTCCATCCCTCGCCACCACGTCCACACATCTTGCGTGGCTTTGCAGTCGCGTGATAGTAGGATGCAATTGCTCGCTTAGATGAACCATGAGCGTAGTAGCTGAGGAGGATGCCAAAGGCTTTCTTGTCAATGTACATGACGGAATCGACGACCTGAGAAATCAACATTCCATCATCATCATTACACATTGGCCTTGTCATGACTCTTCCCGGCTCTACGCTCTCCATGAACTTCGCTATTACGCTGCTCATGCGCTTTTCCAGACGACCTGAATAAACCCATGCGCCCCACAGTTCAAGCCAGCCATTCAGCCACTCGTGCTGCTCTTTGGTGAGGTTTAGTTCTCTTATGCCCATGCGCCTTCTCCCTGTACCTGAATCAATGTGAGGTTTCCGCAGAACACTGCGCCGGTATCGATATACATCTGGTTGGCAAACTTGAGTGGTTTCACTGCTGGCGTATGACCAAAGATGAACGTGTCCGCGCCTTTGATTTCTTTCACGATCCCGTTTTGTGAGTTGCTGATTCGTTCGCGGTTCCAGATTACCTGCTGATGATCAACTGGCTTTCCAAACTCGTATTCGTCACAAGGATAATCGGCGTGGCAGATGACATATTTTTTATCTTTGCTCACCAGTTCGATGATTAACGGAAGTTCATCTGCTTTATGGGCAAGAGCTTTAGCCAGAATTTCTTTGTCGTAATCGAGATTAAAGAACCAGCCACCGCCATTAAGTAGCCAGTGATTGACGTTTCCACGCTCTGATAAGCCATCAATCATCATTTGCTCATGGTTTCCACGTACAGCTCTGAACCAGGGGAATGTGATTAATTCCAGGCATTCGACGTTCTCTGTACCGCGATCGACCAAATCGCCAACCGAGATAAGCAGGTCTTTTTTGGTGTCGAATCCTATCGTCTCCAGTTTTTTCATCAGGTTCGTGTAGCATCCGTGCAGATCGCCAACTACCCAAATATTTCGGTATTTTCTGCCATCAATTTTTTCGTAATAGCGCATCTCTTTCACTCCATCCGCGATGAACCATGAGAACGTCGTTGACGATGGCGTGCATTTTCCCGTCTTTATCATCAACGTATTTTCTGACCGTACCGCGACTACATTTCAGTCTGCGTGCTACTTCTGTCTGGTTTCCGTATGCTTCAACGAGCATGTCTGGAATGGTTTTTACTGAGAACGTCATGCGGCCTCACTTCTGCTATTTCGCAGGTCTTTGAGTTTCTGTTGGTACTCTGCCTTGATCGCCTTGCACTCTTCGATAGTCCAGCGATGGCGGTTATGGTTTGATTCGATTTCGTCTACTGCTTCCTGCCCGATGCGGCTAATCAGTTCGACGCGATACGGAACGAGATTTCCGCTTTTGTGCTGGTTGCACACCACGCATTGCTTGTGAATATTGCGTTCATCAAATCGGAGTTGAGGTGCCGCAGCAGTTGTCCGGTAATGTCCGGCATCCCACTGAGCAGACGTGAGCGTTCCGCACGAGATACATGGTAAGTCGCGGTCTCTTTCTCTGATGAAGGCGTTTACGGCTTGTTGGGCTTGTTTAATCCAGTAACTGCGGGGCTTTAAAGCGAGTTTTCGAATCTTCAGTTTATCTTTCTGTTTCTGTTCCTCTCGTCGTCGTTTCTTCTCTGCTGCTTTTTCCGCTTTTTCGCGTTCTTTGCTTCGTCGTTCGAGTGCTATCTTTGTTCCACACTCTGGAGAGCACCACCACTGATTAGCGAATGCAGGGTGAAACCATTCCCGACATTCATCGTTTTTACATCGTCTTCGCGCTGGTTTAGCCATGACGTCTCCCCCATTTCTCTTGGCATCTCCTCAACCACACACGCATATTTTGGCTGGTAATATCGGTATGCTCTCCGCTGTATTTCTTTTGTGAGTGTTTGCATCTCACATAAACAAATACGGCAAGCAATGGATATGCGAATAACAAAATAAATAACAGAGCTGTAGCAACAGATACTTTCACAAAAAATGCAGGCAACTCTCTGACCTGATAGTCTGGAAAATCCAAGAATTCATCGATTATGTTGTTAGCAACATTGGTAGTTGCTATACATGCGACTGACAGACAATCAAAATAATTAAAGTCATATCCAGCCGCAGCAGCCCATGTTGGATTGTCTTGAAAATGTTTAAACGTTATTTGTCCGTATCGGCTAATCACCATCGTCTTCTTCCTCGTACATTGAGCTATTCGGATCGCTCATCAGTTCTGCGCAGCAATCGGAGCACACGTGAACTTCCAGCACATGCAGCTTCTGACCGCAGTTAGCGCACGTTAAAGCTCGCTCGACGCTTTCTTTCTGGTATTGGAGGGATTGGGATGGGCTAAGCATTATTGGCGTCCTGAATCATGAGAAAGACAATCATGGCGGCGCGGAGGGGATTTTCATGTATAGCTCGCTTAGATTTACAGTAGGCCACACCGCGTGCACCCCACTCGTCTTCATCGAGATTGATAATGCTAATCCTGTATTTTTCAATAATCGGCCATGCGTCTGCTGGGTTTGCGCATGGGTTAAAGGATCCGCGCTCAACTTCTACTTCAACTGCGTCTCCGTTTACAATGTCTCCCTCAAATGAGATAAACACCATCGCGCCATTCTCACCTTCTTTGTAATCCGGTGATCCGTTATGAATGGCTTCGAATACCGCCACGTTAATTTCAAAATCACTTAACTGTGAATAATCCATTGTCATTTCCTAGCACGATGTCTTAGCCACCGGATATCCCACAGGTGAGCCGTGTAATTGAATGTTTTTACGTCAGATTCTTTTGGGATTGGCTTGCGTTTATTTCTGGAGCGTTTCGTTGGAAGGTATTTGCAGTTTTCGCAGATGATGTCGGTGAAACTTCGTCGCTGTCGCCTCATGCCGCCCTGTCTCCCCATCTCGCTTTCCACTCCAGAGCCAGTCGCGCTTCGTCTGACCACTTAACGCCACGTTCTGTACCGAATGCCTGTATAAGCTCTAATAGCTCCGCAAATTCGCTTACACGCATCCTGCTGGTTGACTGGCCTATTACCACAAAGCCATTCCCGGCAAGGTTAGGAACAACGTCCTGCTGCTTTAATGCTGCGGTAAACACACACTTCCAGCTTTCTGCATCCAGCCAGCGACCATGCCATTCAACCTGACGAGAGACGTCACCTAAGCAGGCCCATAGCTTCCTGTTTTGGTCTAAGCTGCGGTTGCGTTCCTGAATGGTTACTACGATTGGTTTGGTTGGGTCTGGAAGGATTTGCTGTACTGCGTGAATAGCGTTTTGCTGATGTGCTGGAGATCGAATTTCAAAGGTTAGTTTTTTCATGACTTCCCTCTCCCCCAAATAAAAAGGCCTGCGATTACCAGCAGGCCTGTTATTAGCTCAGTGATGTAGATGGTCATTTAATACTCCGTCACGTTTTCCTGTCGCCACGCCTCGTCATATTCCGATTTCGGCATATTGGCGATGTAGCTATATGGCGATCCTGATTCAAGTTGCAGGAACTGGTGCGATTGCTCGTCAAGGAACAACGGGACACCACCTTCCCAACCTTCGCCGTTACGTTGCTTTTCAAGCATCAAAACAGATGCCGGAGATGCCAGTAGCTGTTCGTCCTTCTCTGACATCTTTTCACCACTCTGAACTCTCTGTAACGCTCTCTCGCGAGCCTTGTTACGCCAGATGATAAAAAGGTTGTCTGTCAGGTCTGTTATCGCTCCAGAGCCTTTTACGTCCATTTTCCCGGTTGGTTTTTCTTCGCTATCTCCTTTTCTGGAGTGAGTAACGAGAATGACGTGGGAGTTTGTTTTGTTTTTGAAGTCACAAATCGAGTCAACAAATGCTTTCTGCCCGTTATAGTCATCGTCACCTATGCCGCATTTCATCAGGCTGTCGATGATGAATAACTGGATCCCGTATCGGCGGCGAGCGTAGTCGAATATTTCGATCAGCCTGTCGGCTTTCGCCGTTCCGGTCAGACCAAACACCCAAAGTCTCTCGTCATAAAATTTAAATGCAGAGTCAATTTCCAGCACTGGCGGCATCTTGCAGCACGTCGCCTGACGGGTAAGGCGCTTAAGGAGAATACCAGGCTTCAGCTCAAGTGACGCGATGCACGTCTTCACACCCTGACGCATTGCCTCAAGTGCCATATGCCCGACAACCTCCGTTTTTCCGTGACCGTTCACACCATTGACCAGCGTCAACTCGGCCTCACGGAACTGGAATTTATCTGCCAGAGATTCCCACGGTGGATTAAACAGATACTGCTGCTTGCCGTAGAAAGCGTTGATAGTGTCCTGGTAAAACTCTCGCGCGCTGTAGAGTTCTTCAGGATCGAAGTAGGATGCCGTGCCGATGTACTGCCAGATTTCATCCTCGGTAACACCGTTCATCAGGCATTCGTTGATGTCTTTGTACGGCAGAGTAACAAGACGGCAACGATGTTCACCGAGTCGGCTTGCGATTTCCCTTGCGGCTTCACGACCAACATCATCAACGTCCATCGAGATGAATATTTCCTCAAACCTGTCGAGGTTGTGATACTCAAACTCAATCCACTGTTGCTTAGCGCCTTTCCCGCCACCAAACGGCACGGATAACGCCGAGATGCCGTATTGCGCATAGCTCATACAATCAATTTCGCCTTCGCAAAGTACAACCGCCCTCACGCCAGCGTCCAGAGCCTGCCATCCAAACAGACAAGGTTCGCAATCACCTTCTGCCATAATGACTTTCTTCCCGTCCGGTCGCTCAGTGCTGATTCGCTTGACCTGCAACAACTCACCATCGCGTTTGTACGGAAGCACCAGTGCATCAAGTTCTCGTTCTCCATTCCACACCTTGCCGCTGACAACCTCGTAGCGCTTTACGACTTCTGGCGATATGCCACGCGATTGCAGGTACTCAAGATGGGATTCTGTTCTGGTAACGTAGCGGGCGATTTTCTTGCGGTCAGGTCTGGAGAATTTCTTCTCACGTTTGGCATCGAAATGGTGATCGTCATCCTTGATTCCGAGAAAGGCTTTCGCTTCCTGCATAGCCTGATGCAGGTTAATTCCACGACATGCCATCCACAAATCAAGCATGTCACCGCCGTCTCCCTCAGCGAAATCAGCCCATTTTTTCTTGCCGCTAAGGTTGACCTTAAGGCTGTTTCCCTTGTCACCGTTGACGTTACCGGCAACCCACTCATGCCCCTCTCTCTTGCCGTTTGGCAACAGGTGCGGAGCCACCCTGTCAACCTGCGCCCAAAGCAGGTCACTGAGTTCACTTGGAGTCATGATTCCCTCAGATTGAGATTTTTAAACCAGAAATCGACAAACGAAATACTTAACCAGCCGTGGTTATAACCAGCGACCAGTAGCGATTTGATTTTTGATTTCATGGTTCACCTGTCGAAAAACACGTAGCCAGTTTTCGATACGGTGATTGCGGATGATGGTTTGGATTGTGGTTGAATAGTTTCTGGCTTCTCGTCGTTCCAGCGCTGACCGTTCAGGTAGCTCGATGGTAACAACCTGTCGAATCCGAACTGCTTACCATTCCTGCATGCGATGTCTTCTGCCAGCATCGTGGCAAACTCGCTTGCCGTACCCCTGGTAGTTTTACGCCATTCCCTGAACTGTGTTCTGAATGCCGAAGCTGCGTTTTTCTTCCCGGCTTTCCGCATGCCTGCACACCAGAATATTTCCTCGAATGCCTTGTCGGTTTCTTGGTGACGGTCAGATGATTTTTCACACTCCGTCCGAACACTTTCGGACATAGTGTTTTTATTATTTCTTTTTTCTTTTGTAATAGTTTCTTTTGTGTGTCCCTGTTTTGGTGACAGCGCTGTCACCGTTTTGGTGACACTTTTTGTCACCAATGCAGTGACATTATCACCAGAGTAGTGACACCCTTCGATTTGCCATTCTTCGATGTTCTTGTTAGGCCCGATTTGCTGGCCTTCGCGAAGGATAACCTTCATCGCGATAAGCTCATTCTTGGCCTTGTTTACCTTCTGTCTTGGCAGCCTGGTAATTTGAGCTAACTGACTATCAGAGATGCGATCCATCTTTTTACCGTAGCCGTATGTTTTACGGCATATGGCGTGGGCAACCTTGCTCTGATTTTTCGTTAAATCTGCGCCGATAAGCTCTTCATACAGGGCATTTGCAAGACGGGTATAACCATCTTCAACTTCTGCCACACGACGCTCCACAGGCCGTTGTGAAGGCCTTAAATGTGTTACGGTTGCAAGATTACTCATGACCTTTCTCCTTCTGCATCAGCTTCACTTTTTCCAACTCAGCCCGGAATCGACCAGGCTGCTTGAAGCTGGACAGGAAGCGATCACGTAGTATGTGTTTGTGAATTTTGTCCTGGTAAGGACTGAGTTGTTTTGTCATAATTACTCCTGTGGATTGATCCAGTCTTTCTACATCAGGCCTCGAAGAATTCGCCGTTCTTCGGGGCTTTTTCTTTTGTCAGGTAATTGGCAAGCCGCTTAGTCAATTCAGCCATTTCATCGTCTTCGATTCCGTATTCCAGAACAGCCAGCATCATGCTTACCTGCGAGAAGAAACCATTCTTCCATCGGCTTACCTGATATTCAGGAACCCCCATTGCTCGAGCGAATGTCTTCTGCCCCATCAGTGCCAGTTTGTTCAGCAAGGCTGACTCGATGCGAGCCGCTTTCTTGCTTTTAGTTGCAATAGTACCCATAGATAATTTCCTTAATGATTAGATAGAGTTGGCTTCGCAAAGAAACGCAAAACCATAGAGATTTGTTTCTGGTAATGCCCTTTTTCAGGGCTGTGATGTGTAAGAGCTAGAATGTCTTAAGCGGCTTTGTGTTCCGGCGGGAACACGTCATCAAGACTGACTTTTGCGCCTAACTTGTTTAGGCACTCAACAAGAGCACGGCATGTTTTAAGGTCTGGGAAGCGACGACCAGATTCCCAATGTCCGATAGCTCCCTGTGTGCATCCAACTGCCTTAGCAAGTGTTGTTTGAGAGATATTCAGTGACTCTCGATATTTTCGTAGGTTGCTCATATGCCCTCCATAGTAACCATGAAATAATAATACGATATGTACTTTTAGAATGCAAACAAAAAATACATCTTGTGCATGGATGGTTTTAGTACAGAGCGTAATAATAAGGGTATGAAAATGAAATGGTATGAACTGGCTAGATCCAGAATGAAAGAGCTCGGCATAACTCAAGAGAAGTTAGCTGAAGAGCTTGGTATGACGCAGGGTGGAATTGGTCACTGGTTGCGCGGATCTCGTCATCCATCTCTTGACGAGATTGGTGTGGTGTTTAAATACCTTGGTATTGATAACGTCTCATTCAACCACGACGGTACATTTTCACCTGTTGGCGAATACTCATCTGCCCCCGTTAAAAAACAATATGAGTACCCTGTTTTTTCTCATGTTCAGGCCGGGATGTTCTCGCCTGAACTTAGAACCTTTACCAAAGGTGATGCGGAGAGATGGGTCAGCACAACCAAAAAAGCCAGTGATTGTGCGTTCTGGCTTGAAGTTGAAGGTAATTCCATGACCGCGCCAACAGGATCCAAGCCAAGCTTTCCTGACGGGATGTTAATTCTCGTTGACCCTGAGCAGGCTGTTGAGCCAGGTGATTTCTGCATAGCCAGACTTGGTGGTGACGAGTTTACCTTCAAGAAACTGATCAGGGATAGCGGTCAGGTGTTCCTACATCCACTAAACCCGCAATATCCAATGATCCCATGCAATGATAGCTGTTCCGTTGTAGGGAAAGTTATCGCCAGCCAGTGGCCTGAAGAGACATTTAGTTAACAGCCTCACCACTCTAAAGCACACAACAATAACCCGACCTTAGTGTCGGGTTTTCTTTTTCCAAAATATAAACCCATTAAATACAAAGCGTTATAAAAAACCAATTATATTTAGAACATTTTGTATTGACTCGATAAAGTACAAATCGTACTATTTAGCCATCAGCAGGACGCACTGACCACCATGAAGGTGAGGCTCTTAAAAATTTAGCCCTGAAGAAGGGCAGCATTCAAAGCAGAAAGCTTTGAGTAGCGCGAAATGCAGCTGCAAGACAGCAACCGTGGAGATAAGCATCACGGCGCGTTACTCAAAGCTAACTGACAGGAGAATCCGGATGGATGCACAAACACGCCGCCGCGAACGTCGCGCAGAGAAACAGGCTCAATGGAAAGCAGCAAATCCCCTGTTAGTTGGGGTAAGCGCAAAACCAGTTAACCGCCCTATTCTCTCGCTGAATCGCAAACCGAAATCACGAGTAGAAAGCGCACTGAATCCGATAGACCTTACGGTGCTGGCTGAATACCACGAACAGATTGAAAGCAACCTGCAGCGTATTGAGCGCAAGAATCAGCGCACATGGTACAGCAAGCCACGTAGTGAAATGGGTGTGACTTGTGTTGGTCGCCAGAAAATGAAATTAGGCAGCAAACCACTTATTTGAGAGGAATTAATATGTCATCAATCCGCTTAACTACGAGAATGAAAGAGGAAATCGCTCGTAACGCTTTAATTAAGTCTGGGGTTTTCACTGAACTTAAAGAAGTAACAAAGTTAAAGAACCAGCTTGCACTTGACGCCAGAGTTATTGCGTTTGGCGGTAAAAAGAAAACTGAGGAAGTGGAACAGTTATCATCCAAGTTAGTAGCTATAAGTGAAGAACTTGAAAAAATGGGATGTTCATTTTACTCACGCGATGTTCGTTCTACATCAATTTATCTGACTGTATCTGGCAGAAGGGTTGGATGGCTTTCATATGGGAAAGACGGCAACGGTGAAGATATATTGCTCCCTACTCCGACCAAAGATAAATGCATGTTTGACGCAGAACACGAAATAACAAAAAGGTTTGATGAAATCTGCGCATTGCAACAAAACCTTGAAGCCTTGAAAAAGGATATCGAATCAAATGTATGGGCTGCTTTGAACTCAGTCACAACAGTTAAGCGACTTATTGAAGTTTGGCCTGAAAGCAAAGAATTGCTACCAAAAGAAGAAGATAAAGCAAGTACAGCACTTCCTGCTTTACGGGTAGAAGATTTGAATAAGATGATTGGACTTCCTTCCGAGGCCGCATAGTCGGCCTTTATTTTTGGCATAAATACACAGAGGTGAATAATGACAGCAGGAAGAATGAAAAGGCCATGGAATGTTGTTGGCGCTGGATTTAACGATGATGGGGTTTATTTCACGTTTGACGATACAACCATCCATCGAGGTGATGTGAGATTGATGGAGGCAGCTCCTGATTTGCTCGAAGCTCTGCAAGCGATGCTAAACAAGGCATACAAGCAAAACTGGAATGACCATTATCCTGATGAAGTATCGAAAGCACAGTCAGCAATCAGCAAAGCCCTTGGAGATGAGTAATATATGACAAAATCATGGAGCGTACCTTTTCCTGAATCAGAAACTGAACATGAGGGAATGCCTGTTTTCTGGAGATTCCAAGCGACAGTTGAAGAAGATGGAATCAAAATATTCGCACTTCAATATATAGCTTTTCATCAGACAGAGCATTATGCATGGTTGGTTCCTGCGCATTGGATTGTTAATTTTAAACCAGCACCAAATCAGTGGTTACAGGAATGGAAACAAAGGAGAAATAGATATGCAATTAAGAAAGTAGCAAAAAATGCAGAAAGATCTTTTGCATTCCCAACGAAGAAACTTGCCATTGAGAGTTTATTGCGCCGGAAGAAACACCATTTAATGAGAATCAAACAAGATTTAGCTGTTGTATCAACTCTTGTTGATGGGATGAAGAATATTGATACATCAACACCAGATATTGAATATAACTTTGGACACAACCAAGAAACAGAAAATTGGGTATTTTATTAGTACGAATAAGCACTGTGTATTCATTCCAACGAGTGAATACACGGAGCAATGTCGCTCGTAACTAAACAGGAGCCGACTTGTTCTGATTATTGGAAATCTTCTTTGCCCTCCAGTGTGGGGGCCTTTTTATATGCATACCAATAACGCTTCACTCGAGGCGTTTTCGTTATGTATAAATAAGGAGCACACCATGCAATATGCCATTGCAGGGTGGCCTGTTGCTGGCTGCCCTTCCGAATCTTTACTTGAACGAATTACCCGTAAATTACGTGACGGATGGAAACGCCTTATCGACATACTTAATCAGCCAGGAGTCCCAAAAAATGGATCAAACACTTATGGCTATCCAGACTAAATTCACTATCGCCACTTTTATTGGCGATGAAAAGATGTTTCGTGAGGCCATCGAAGCCTACAGAAAATGGAGGTCAAAATGATTCCGGTAGAACTGGCGAAAACTCCAGAATTAAGTCGATTAAAAAGAGAATATCACATTGCTGAGGCTCGTTACTGGCGTAAAGCGGGAGATAAATCAAAGAAACAACTTTGTTTATGGCAGGCTCAAAGAGAGCGCATGAATGAGCGCGAATTTCTTTCCGTCCCATCCGAATTACCATTCTGAGGCAAATTATGGGAACTGCGACATTAATACTCGGTGAATCTGGCACCGGAAAATCAACCAGCATGAGAAATATCAATCCAGAGGAAGCAATACTTATAAAACCAATAGGCAAGCCGCTACCATTTAAATCAAAAGACTGGCTTGCATGGGATGCCAGAGCAAAAAAAGGAACCGTAGTTACCACTGACAAATGGGACGTAATAGTTGCCGTAATTAAGCGTGCTCACGAATACGGGAAAAGAATCGTTATTGTTGATGACTTCCAGTATGTGATGAGCAATGAGTTTATGCGCCGCTCAGAAGAAAAATCGTTTGATAAATTTACTGAGATAGGCCGCCACGCATGGGAGGTGATTAAGGCTGCACAGGATGCACCTGATGACCTGAGAGTCTATTTTCTTGCACACACCGAAGAAACCCCTATGGGGCGCGTGAAAATGAAAACTATCGGCAAAATGCTGGACGAGAAAATCACTGTCGAAGGCATGTTTACTATAGTTCTTCGCACCCTTACCCGTGATGACCAGTTCTTTTTCACCACAAAAAACAACGGTGCAGACACTGTTAAATCCCCAATGGGAATGTTTGACTCCAATGAGATTGATAACGATCTCTCTTTCGTCGATGCCACTGTTTGTGATTACTACGGCATCAATAATGTTCATCAAATTAAGGAAAACGCAGCATGAGCAACGTGATTTTTACTTATAACGAAGAAGCAGCACTGACCGCAGGGCAAGGTGGTTTTATTAACGAAACTGGCGCTCATATCATTACCATTACTGAAGCAGAACTCAAGCAATCAGAAAAAGGCGCAAAATTTATTGAGTTTTCTGGCGAATCCGACGACGGACGTAAAATCCAATATCTTAGCGTCTGTGTTCAGAAAAATGACGGAACGGAAAACAAATTTGGCGCAAATGTCGTTCACGCCATGATGGGGTGTGCCGGTATTGGACAATTAACGCAACATATGGTTTCCGCCAGTAAATTTGTTGCGCCTGAATTTCATGGAAAGAAAATCGGGTTAGTGCTCCAGAAAGTATTAACCACAAACAAAAAGACTGGCGCAGACAGCTACCAGATGGAAATACGCATCCCGTTTATTGCACAAACAGGTCAAACCCTTAAAGAAAAGGCGGAAGGCAAGCAACCAGAAACTATCGCCAACATGGTTGCCAGCCTCAAAGATAAAGACAATCGCTCTAAAAACGTAAGCCAGAATCATGCAGATGATTATGGTTACAGCCAGAACGATTACCCTCCTTTCTGATTACTGAAAATAAGGCTCCCATTATGCCAGCGCCTCTGTATGGTGCGGATGACCCGCGCCGCTGTTCCGGCAATTCCGTATCGGAGGTGCTGGATAAATTCAGAAAAAACTACGACCTGATAATGTCGCTACCGCAGGAAACGAAAGAGGAAAAGGAATTTCGCCATTGTATATGGCTTGCAGAGAAAGAAGAACGCGAGCGAATTTACCAGACATCAATCCGACCATTCCGCAAAGCCACATATACCCACTTCCCTGAAATTGACCCTCGCCTGCGTAATTACCGCTCACGCTATGGCGCTATCAGTAATGACTGAGGAATTTACCATGAGAGGACTTGCATACAATCCCGGCATTCTTCCAGCAGAAATGATTATTCGCCAACGCGTAAAGCCAATGCCATAGAGAGAGGAATTGCTTAAGAGAAATAGTTTCGGTTCTGTTAATGACAACAAATATCTGAATGCGATGTTGCGTAAAGGAGTCATCCAATGAGCAAGATTGATTATCAAAAGCTTCGTGAAATCGCTGAAAAAACAAAAATTGCTGGTGAAGCACCTGTAATGCCTTTCGATCAGCGAATTAATGCGCTTAACGATTTTATGAAGCACTTTTCGCCAGATATCGCGCTGGCATTGTTGGATGAAGTTAAACGCCTAGAAGACACAAATATTGATGCCATGTGCCGAATTGCAGAACTGGAGAGCAATCGCGCGACGCTGGCGGCGGAGCATGGTATTCAGATTGCAATAAATGAACTGCTTGCTCTGGCCCCGCGTCTGGATAAACGAGCGGTGGATGCACTCTCTGTGGCTGTGGAGCACCTGTGTAAACTGATTAAGAAGGAGGCAGTCAGTGAGCAAAATTAATTGCCAGGCACTGCGTGAGGCGGCACAGAACGCGAAAGATTTAGGTGGGATTAAGAATTACAAGCGAGGCGAGCAAGCTGTTGCCGAATTTGAGTCCTTGATAACGCCACACATTGTGCTGGGGCTTCTGGATGAACGGGAAAGAAACCAGCAATACATAAAACGCCGTGACCAGGAGAACGAGGAAATTGCGCTAACGGTAGGGAAGCTGCGTGTTGAGCTGGAAGCCGCAGAGAAGCGCAACGCAAAATTACAAAGCGAGAATGCATACATCCGCAACAGGTACAAAGAACTGGACCTATTAATCGGGAAAAACATTCTGGTCATGCAGGCTGCCATTATCGAATGGCAATCGACTGGCGACGCTAAAAGCGGACTGGCATGGATTTATAACACACTGTTTGGCCCAGGCGAATTGCCGGACGAATCTGAGAAAGATGCTCAGGCCTACTTTAATCGCAAATATGCACCGATTGACGAAAAGCTCATGGAGCTTCACAAGTGGTTTTGGGAACAAAGTGAAGCCGAGCGCGCCGCTGGAATTCGCACCAAAGGAGACGCAGGAGAGCAAAACGATGAATAACCGTAAAGCAAAGATGCTTATTTCCCGTGTATACAGACGTTGCTATCCCAGCCAGTGGTTGAGAGTTAGCAATCGCCGTATGGTGTTGTACTTATATTCTGGAATTGCCAGAGAGGGAATCAAAGATAAGCGCAGCGCGGCGCAAAACCGCTGGAAAAACCCCTTGCGTATCAAAGGAGAGTGAGGATGTTCAATAATTTGCCTGGTACTGGTTTTTTCGTTGTTTTCGGTGTCATTTGCGCCGTTATTGGTTGGGCAGTTATTGAGTCCATTCTTTGGCTGCTTTCTTTCATTCACATAACTATTGGTTGAGAACTGACCCATGACCACTTTCACCGACAAAGAACTGATTAAAGAAATCAAAGAGCGCATAGGCAGCCTGGACGTTCGAGACAATATTGAGCGACGGTCGTATGAAATTGCTCTGGCATCGCTGGAACGCGAACTGATTCGCCACGAGCATGCCAAATGGTCTGACTCCACATTTGGCTGCGTTGGCCCCATTGGTCCACTGAAACACCTCTCAAAAGAGGCTCTGGAAGCCGCAGCCGAACCAGACGATCTCAGCGAGTGGGCTGATATGCATTTCCTGTTGTGGGATGCACAGCGCCGTGCTGGCATCAGCGATGCTGAAATTACCGCTGCTATGGAAGATAAATTGAAGATCAACATGGAGCGCCAGTGGCCTGAACCAAAAGATGGTGAGCCTCGCTTGCACATTAAAGAACCCGGCAACTCTCCGGTAATTCCGGATGGTTTATCCACGGTATGCGCTGAGGCTTATCAGGTTGTAGGAGTTATGGCAGATGCGCTTGGTGTATTCGGTGATGCAGCAGTACAGAAAGTTCTGGATAACCTGTCACAGCAAAAACTTGTTCACAGAGATGTGCTGCCGTTCTCGCTTCCGGTGACTCCGGATGGTTGGATAAGCTGTAGTGAGCGAATGCCGGATACCAAAACAGCCGTTCTTGTTGCCAGGGAGTTTGACAGGAAAGGTGACTGGCGAATGAAATGGGCGACTTACATCCCGGGTCATCCTGACGCTAATGATGGGTGGATAATTCCTGGTGCGTCGTGGAAACCGTCACACTGGATGCCGCTACCAGAGCCTCCACTTTGAAAGCGAAGCTTATACATATCTTTTACATCAGCAATCTATTGTTAATCTCCAATCAATGTTACGTTGTCATCTCACTCATGCTTTGGAGGTAGTGATATGTCTTGTCCAAAATGCGGTTCTGGAAATATTGCAAAAGAAAAAACAATGCGTGGATGGTCTGGTGATTATGTGTGCTGCGATTGCGGATACAACGACTCTAAAGACGCATTTGGAGAGCGTGGTAAAAACGAGTTTGTCAAAATTAATAAAGATCGCGAAGGCAACGGAAAAAGCTAATTTATTTATTCATATATGAAAACAATGTAACCAATATTCGATTTGAAGAACTGAAAGAACACCAAGCCGCCTGATGGCGGTTTTTTATTGGAGACAAGAAATGTCAGATTTGGCTATGAAGGTTTTGAAATGGCAATCGACTGGCGATGTTGGCATCAGTAGCGCAACTCTTGCCTCAATCGCATGTGGACTGAAAAAGAATATCTATGGTCATCACTTCGGCGCTCCCCATGACGCAGCCGATTTCAGACGATGCGTTGCACTTGTTGAGCAGATTCCAGAAATCAGAGATTCATTCAACAAGGTTGCAAAGCGCGTTCCGGCATTCAAAGGAATCCTCAACGAATGGGATTCCCTCGTTGCTCTGTTGAAGTCTGAAATGAAGACGTACGGGAACAAAGCACCAGAGACTTACAGAAGAATCAGCGAGCTACGAAAGGACTAACCCGCCTCACACTCGATGAGGCCTGTTCATATCTGATAGAGCCGCTATATGGCGGTTTATTTTTGCCTGGAGAATTAAGATGACCGATACCAGCCTGATTCCTGAGAAAGAAGTGATGAACAAGCTCGGTGTTTCATCACGTCAGACAATCTGGAACTATACCAAACGGCACGGATTTCCGAAGCCAGTCAGAACCCACCCCAAATCATACCTTCGTGAAGCTGTTGAAGGGTGGATTCTTAACGGTGGCGTTAATCAGAAATGCTCCTGA